AGTAGTGCTAGTAGTGCTAGTAGTGCTAGTAGTGCTAGTAGTGCTAGTAGTGCTAGTAGTGCTAGTAGTGCTAGTAGTGCTAGTAGTGCTAGTAGTGTTGGTAGTAGTGATGGAAATATTAAAATGAAACTTTATAAACATGGTGATGGTTATGAAGGTCAAGAAATTACTAATCTTTTAGAAAACGTTAATATAAGTAAAACTAAATTAAATATGAAAGAAATAGAAAAACTTTTATCTATTCATAAACATATTGCTATTCGTGGTGAAATTATTATGAAAAATAATGTATTTGATACAAAATACATAAAAATGTATCCTAAAGCCCGCAGTTTAATTGCTGGTATTGTAAATAGTAAAACACCTGACCCTAAAATTGTAAAAGATATTGATATTGTCTTTTATGAATGGATTGCTCCTGATAGTTTAAACTATGAAGAACAATTTAAGTCTTTGAAAAAACTAGAAGTATTATGTGCTAATTATAAAGTATTTAGTTCTTTAACTGAAACACAATTACCTGAATTACTTATGGATTTTAAAAAAGAAAGTGTATATGAAATTGATGGTATTATTTTAAGTAATAATAGTAAATCTCATAAACGTGTTACTAGTGGTAATCCTAAATATTCTGTAGCCTATAAAATGGCTTTAGACGACCAAATTGCTACAACAACTGTTATAAATGTTGAATATAATATTTCTAAACACGGCACATTAGCACCTCGCATTCAATATAAACCCATTACTATTAAAGGTGATAATCATCAATATACATCGGGATTTAATATGAAATATATTGTTGATAATAATATTGGACCGGGAACGGAAATACAAATTATTAAAAGTGGTGATGTTATACCTTATATTTATAAAATTGTTAAGGCTTCTTCTAATCCACAAATGCCCGATGCTACTATTAAGTGGCATTGGAATGATACTCGTGTTGATGCTATTGTTGATGATATGGAAACGAATAGTGATGTTCGTGTAAAACGTATTATCTCCTTCTTTTCAGTTATGAAAATTGCGGGTGTTGGGGAAGGTGTTGTTAATAAATTAGTTAATGCTGGTTATGAAGAAATTAGACATATTCTTTATTTAACACCTGATGTGATGGCTCGTATTGATGGATTTCAATTAAAAAGTGCTACGAATGTATATAATTCTATTCACAAAGTGATTGATATCGAACAACCATTAGAACGTGTTATGATGGCTAGCACTATTTTTGGATTAGGTTTAGGTGAAAAGAAATTTAAACTTATTATTGATGCTATACCTAATTTCTTAGATAAATGGAAAAAAGGAATGGTTTTAAAAGAAGATATTATGAACATTGATGGATTTAGTGATAAATCAACAGAAGTCTTTTTCAAAGGAATGCCTAAATTTATAGATTGGTTAAAACTTTATTCGATGATTAAATTAAAAGTAAAGACTAATAGTAATGGTTCTGGCAATGGGTCTGGTGATGGATCTAGTGATGGATCTAGTGATGGATTTGGTAATAATGGGTCAAAATTTAAAGGTATGATTGTTGTTTTTACTGGTGTTCGAAATGCTGATATGGAACAAATTGTTATTGATGGTGGAGGTGTTATTGGTTCTGGTATTACTGGTAAAACAACACTTGTCGTTGCTAAAGATATTACTGAAAATAGTGGAAAAATTAAAACTGCTCGTGAAAAAGGTATTCAACTTATGAATATTAATGATTTTGGAGTTTTTATTGGTTATAGTAAATAAAAAATAAATAATATTAATAAAAAAAAAATAAATAATATTAATAAAAAAAAAATAAATAATATTAATAAAAAAAAAAAATAAATAATATTAATAAAAAAAATATAAAAATTGATTTTTTTACTAATTTAAATATTTATTTATATATGTATATATATACAATTATTGGTATTAAACTGATATTTTAGAAGATATTTAATAGGTTAATTAAAGTATATAATGTTTTCACCTTTTAGACCTATTGATTATACAGAAAGAAGTAATAGTCCTCCACCAGTTACACCTATTTTTACAAATAAAATGCAAAATGGAAATGGAAATGGAAAAAGACCTTTAGCAAATGATAGTCAACATGAAACAAAAAAAATTAAAAATTAATTATAAAATATTAATTTTTTTTATTTGTTTAATTTATAGCATTATTTTAAAATATGTTTTTATATTATTTTTAAACACCAACAATGTAAAGACATTGTTCAGGAGCAATACCATACAATTGCTCTCGTGTAGCAATAGCGGGTAATGTGGCTACTTTTTTTTCCCACACATTAAACAATTCTTTTTGTTCTTCTCTCAATAAAATTTTGTTAAACTTAACATGAATGCTATCACGAATACGTGAATTCATTTCTTCTGGTGTTTCACCTTGTTTAGTGCGATATTCAATATCGCTATTTACCATATCAGATAAATAAGATTCATAAGATTTTTCTGTTTGAGACGCCATTTTAAGTATTATATTATTCAATTTGTTTGTATATATTGTTTATAGTTAATTATTTAAAAAATCAATTTTTTATTTTCTGTTTTTATTGTTTTTTTTTGGACATTTTTAGCATAAATAATTAGCTTCAGTATTACGACAATAATTTATCATATTATTAAAAAGTGAACCTAATAAACAAGGAAAGAATAATGGTAATTTACAAGGTAAAAATGCGACAGTACAACAACATTCTGGTTCAGACCCTAATTCTTTTGTAATAAAATATCCTGATTCATAATATTCCTTAAAATAACGAGGACAAAAATAACATTGTTCTATTTCATCAGGTTTATAACAAAATGTATAACACAAACCACACGCTCTCATATCGTGAGAATTTTTACTATAACAATAACATAATTTATGTTCTGGTGTATCTGGTGTATCTGTCGTTTCTTTATTTGATTTGTTATTATTCATTTTATATAAGTTAATTTTTAATTTAGTTTATAATTTAGTTTTTATAGTTTTATAGATTATATTATATATTATAATAATCAATTTTTATTAATTTATAAAATTGAAATATAAAACTATAGTAATAAATATTAATAATAAAATAAATTATATTTGTAATAAATATAAAATGTCATCCAGAATTAAATTAATCAAAGAGAAGAAGGAAGAGAAGAAGGAAGAGAAGAAGGAAGAGAAGAAGGAAGAGAAGAAGGAAGAGAAGAAGGAAGAGAAGAAGGAAGAGAAGAAGGAAGAGAAGAAGGAAGACAAAATAATAGAAATTAAAAATTGTGAAGGATTAGAATATCTAAAAACTATTACAAATAATTCTGTTGATTTAATTTTAACTGATCCTCCATATATTATTTCAAAAGATACTGGTATGGATAAACATCATAAAATGGTCAAAGAAAATGAAGCAAATAATATTGAATATATAAAAACTGAAGAAGAATGGGAGATTTATAAAACTGATTATAATAAAAATATAAAAAATGATGATAATGAAAATAATGAAAATAATGAAAATAATGAAAATAATGAAAATAATGAAAATGGAAAAAATATATTAAATGATGATAAAAAAGAAAATTATATGAAATATGGAACTATTTATGGTAAAAAATATTGTGTTAAGACACAATATGGTGATTGGGACAATAATTTTACATTAGAAACTCTTGAATTATTTATTAAAGAATATTATAATAAATTAAAAAAAGGTGGAACGTTAATACTATGGTTTGATATATGGAAAATTGGAGAATTAAAAACACTAATGGAAAAATCAAAATTTAAGCAAATTAGATTTATTGAATGGATTAAAACAAATCCACAACCTTTAAATAGTAAAACAAATTATTTAACAAATAGTAGAGAAATCGCATTATTAGGTGTTAAAGGTGGGTCACCAACATTTAATAGTAAATATGATAATGGTATTTATCATTTTCCTTTACAAGGAGGTAAAAATAGATTTCATCCAACACAAAAAAGTTTAGAGTTATTTGAAACACTTATAAAAAAACATTCTAATGAAAATGATGTTGTAATGGATACATTTTTAGGTGGAGGCACTACAGCATTGGCTTGTAAAAAAACTAAGCGTAACTTTAAAGGATGTGAAATATCAAAAGAATATTTTGATAAAGTAAATGAAATTATTGCTAACATAACTATATAAAAAAATTTAAAAATTAAAAATGGTGTAAAAATTTAAATTTTATAGTTAATGATAATTTTTATTAATTTTATTTTTTATTAGTATTATTATTAATTTTATTTTTTATTAGTATTATTATTAATTTTATTAATTCTTGCTTAATTTTAATTTAATGTGTTTCATAAAATCTACAGGATCATACCAATAGGTTCCTTTAAGAGCATTTACATCTTCAAAATTAATAGTTTCATTGCCTTCAATAAAATCAATTCCAAAAATTGCTAATGATGGTATGTTTGTTGCTCCATATCTTATAGATGTTTCTTTAGTTTTTTTTTCAACTTGTCTTTTTTGACAATTACAATGCCTACATAAAGATTGAAAATCATCTATTGTTTGTGTTTTTGTATTTAATACTCTGGAATCATTATAAAGTCCATTTTTATGATCGCATTGTAAATCTGTATTTGTTCCGCAATGTGCACAGGCTTTGTTTTTATAATACTCTTTAATATCTTCTCTAATAGGATGATTACAACCTTGTTGTTCATTTTTTATACCAAATATTTTAAAATATTGTATTTGATTTCCTTTTACAATTTCACAATTATCTTTAAATGATTTTTCAACTTCTTTCTCTTCTATATCTGTTGCTTTCCATAAAAGTTTAATTTCTCTACCATTTGCTTTCATAGTCGCAAATTTATAAATTGATTTATTAAGAGATGAATATCTACACCAATCTCCACCATTTTTAAAAAATAATTCTGAATATTCACCAATAAACTCATCTTTTGAAACAAATCGTGTTTGATTTGTAAGAGTATCATATTCGCCTAATTTTTTAAATAATTCTATTTTTGATAATTTCTCTTTTAATGGTTTATTTTTATTTTTTTTGTTATTTTTCTGTTTTTTATTATCATTAATATCTATATTACTTAATTTACTTTCAATAGTATCAATAGTGTCAGTCATTTTTTATATATAAAATAACTATTTATTATTTATTATTTACAAGTAGTGACTATATTATTAATAAATAATTTTATATTAATATTATAATAATCAATTTTTATATTAATAATATAATTATTATAAATTATATATTACTATAAATTATATAGTATTATAAATAATAAATTTTAAAATGGTAATTAAAAATAAATAAAAAAATATAAACTATTAAATTGTATAATTTACATTTGTATATTTTACATTTTCTTCATAATTTCCAACAATGCCTTCACATCACCATCGGCACTATGTTGATTTTCAAATTCTTTTCCATAATAATAAACATACAATTCACTTAATTTTGGCATTTTATATTTTTTTGTTTTATATCCTTTATAATTATTAGGATTACTTGGAAAATCCATTTTACATATATTGGTGCTTATTTCACCAGTACATATACATCTACCTTTTTCTTTTAAACGACTTAAATGCAACATACACTCTTTGGCATGTTCAGTTCCTAATCTATATAATTCATTCATTAAAATATGATAATCAAAATTAACATTATGAGCCACTATATAATCTGATTTTAAAATATCAACACATAAATTATGATTCATTAATAAATCATTTAACTTAATACCAGTTTTAATCGCATCTTCATAAGTAATACCGTGAATATGAGAATTTGTAATTTCAGTAAAACCTTCTGGATAACGTAAATGATGTTCTATATTATTAATATTAGATGTTTCTTTATTATAATTATGTATTGCTGACCACGCAATGCTTACAATACGAGCATTTTCATATTTATCATTTATATTATAAGACCAATACGAACCCCAACCAGAGGGACCTCTGTCTGGTAATCCAGTTGTTTCTGTATCAAAAACAAATATATTTTTACCATTTAATTTTTGAAGTGGTGTTGGTGGTGTTGGTG